GCCGAAACGTTATGGCGCACTCTATTACGCATCTCACTCGATGAAGGAGATTTCAAGCCTGAGTACGAGAGGCTGAGCTTTTTCTTTTCTTCGGGGGCTTAACCCTGTTTACTGCCGGCTGCGTGATATACGGAGCAACCCAACATAATCCATGTCATCTTTCCGCAAGGTATCCCGTCAATTCGGGATAAGCGCCTCAGGTGTTTGAGACCTTCATTGACTTAGCTCGGATTTCTCCTTAACTTCTTCTCGCCAACGGTACCCGGAGGTCCAGCGAGGGCCATTTAATAGGCTCGACACTTCATACAGGCCCTCGGCCGATCCCAATCTTTATCATGGGGGCCACACACTTTCCCCTAAGTACTAATGTGCCTCTACCACGCTGGAGGCGGATACATGGTCGGAACCACGACACCACACTCCACCGAGCATTCAATTTCCTTTGTCATGTCGGGAACAACAGTGTTCTCGATCGGCTCCCAAATTGTATACCTAACCTGCCGCCACCATCTACTGAGGGGGAACGGTACTAAAACGTACCTTCCTCGCTTCTCGCACCACTTCCTCTCACCAGGAAGATCACACCTCAAGAAGCGCCTAGAATTTCTCACCGAAATTCCCAGTAGACGGGCCTGCCGCCGCGAATCCCGCTGCTCCCCAAGCCAGTTTGGAGAGTCGTCAACGCGATCCCGGTAGTCGGTATCGTTGAATATACCGCGGACCTCAGACCAAGCACACTCCACAAATGCGCCGCCAAGACCCCGCATATTCTCCCTCATTTTCTTCGTTATCCGCTCAACGCGCCGGGGCAACCAGTCATGTGGCACACGAAGTACCTGATCCAAGGTAGACCTCTTCACAGGCAGAGCGGTTTCCCGCTCCATCGAGAGGTAAAAGCACTCTCTCGACCACAATCCCGCACTACGTACCTCCGACTCGGTGACGGACAAACCTAACCCCCGTGCCAGGGACCGCCGCGAAGCAACGATCCACTTCCTATTCCACTTAAGCCATTCCACCCGTAGAAGGGATCGACGCTCCCCCGAGAACCCAGGGAACGAAGACCTCCAGCGACCTGCCAAGCTCTCCACACTGCCGTCCCTTGCGGAAAAGCCAAAAGCAGTGCTTCGGATACTTGGCACACGCCAGACCCTACGGCGTCCGGACTTAAAAAGCGCGGAATTAAGTGAAAAGAAAGTACCATCAACCATGGTCTTACCTGCACTAAGGGTTAAACCGCTGCCAACCACACCCTCAGACCAACGACGGGCGATCTCAGGAGTACTCCTAAAAACAATGTCGTCCCCGTTAATCCGCACAGGATAACGGCTCTCCTTTCCCATAGTGTCCCCGGTATAGTAGCGGAACGCTAGGTAATTAACGATGCAAAGGAGAGGGAATGAGAGAAGGTTCCCCATTAGTTGTCCACGATTCTGATGGTAAATCAGATCGGGGTCCTCTTTCCGATACAACGAACACCGAAGTGTCTGATGCGCGGAATCTAGTATACCTTTCGGTACGGCTACGGTGTTATCTAAAATCGCAGAGAGGATGGCCTCCTGCACCTCCGAATTCAGATTATCGGTTGCGGACTCGTAGTCGCCGCTCACGAACACCTCACCGCTGACTTTGAGGAAGTCATTGAACCTAGATGGCTTCGCCTCACCTCGAAGAAGCCAAGAGAACCTGGACAAGTGGTTGTAGATAGCCGAATGCAACGGACGAAACAAGTTCATCTCGACATCGCCAATGGAGACGACGCGCTGCTTTCCCCCCGTCTCGACCGCACTAACGCGGGACGGTAAAAGTGATACTGGCGCCTCCTGCGACAGCAGACGCATTACGAAATCATGGTGTGCAGTACTACCACCATGACGCTCCATCACTTCCAATCTACTTCCACCCTTACTCATCGACCTCTGCTCGCAAGATTTAACAGGTACCGTACACGACAGACAAGCTGACGGATAAAGCACCCTATCCCATCCATGTCGAAACATAAATGGGACCTCACGCTTAACGTATCTCAGGAAGCCAGGGTCCGGTGGGGATCCTGGCTTGGACATCTTCTCAAGATACGAATCTAGGCAGGGGGGAAGAGAAGGCAGGGCCTTACGGTAAAGAAATAGAGACATCGCTATACTCATCCTGGACGTACGTCCAAGATGAGCCGTGGCGCGATGCCAAAGATGAGTACCGCGATTATCAAGGAGTCCGCCACAGAACTCCTTAACAAAAGACAATCGTTCCTGAGAAGATTCACCCGCAACGGCAGGGAAAGGAAGGTCGACCCCAAAGGGCCGGCCAACCAGACCACAAAACCGTTGAAACTTCTTCAACTCAGGACAGCCAACCGAGAACAACGATACCGATTTACGTTCTCGAACCTGGTTAGACATATCCCAACGAGCGATATGCCAGAAAGCAAGGATTTT